CATCTTTCTCGGACGCTCGAGCAGGATCTTTATGATCGGTAATAATTTGGGCGAAAAGTGCGTCATTGAACGCTGCATCGCCAACGCTGACAGCTTGAAGTTTGATGCGATCAAGATCCCCGTCATGGTAAACGGCGAGCCGACATGGAAAGAAAAGGAAAGCCTCGAGGATATTGAAAGAGAAAAAGCCGACTACACGAAGCTCGGAAAGCTCGATATTTGGATGGCTGAAAAGATGTGCGTTGCCGTCGCCGAAGAGAGCAAAGTCTTCAAAGAAGAGGATTTTCGCTATTTTTCACGTCACTCGCACGAGGATATTGTCAAGCGGTGCAATCTTTACGCCTGCCTTGATCCGGCATCGTCTCCCAATCCGGAGAGCTGCTATCGTGCAATCACGCTGACGGGCGTTGACGCGGACAATCACTGGTTTTTGCTCGATGTCAAATTCGGGCGGTGGGATAGCTCCGAGATGATCGATGTGATCTTCTCAATGGTGGCAAAATATCGGCTTCAAAACTTCTACATCGAAAAAGGATGGTGGGAGCAAGTCATGAAGCCGTTTTTCATGAAAGAGATGTCCAGACGAAACATCTTCTTCAACGTTGTGCCGCTGGAGCATGGCAAAGTCGGCAGCAAGCTCGAGAGAATTAAGCTGCTGCAACCGAGATTTAAGGCGCATACGATCTTTTTTGAGGACGATGCTGACTGGCTGACGGAATTCAGATCCGAGCTGGCAGGCGTAACAAAGGACGCAATCAAGAGCGAATACATTGACTGCGTGGATGCTTTTGCCATGACGGAACAGGTTGCGCTGCCTCCGGTCAATGCGCGTCCGAGTTATGAAAACGAATTGAGGCGCAGACGTGAAGCGGACAGCTCATCTCAAAGCCTCTTCTCGATTGCTGGATATTAGGGAGGGCGGAATTGAATATTTTACTGGGAACAAACGCCAGCGAGCAGACGATTGACGGCTGGATCGAGGAAGTTGATGAAGAATTCGGCTTGCAAGCCTTAACTGAAGACTGCAAGCGATATATTAAGGCGATCAAAGATCAATGTATTTTCATCTTTGAGCCGGAATTCGAAGCGGTGTTGACGATCGATGTTGACATGTGGTGTCGGCGCGAGATGCACATCGTTTCATATTACATCCGAAAAGATTGTCGGAATATCCGACTTTTCTTGAAGATACAAAGGAAGTTTGAGGAATTAGCGAGAGCGTTTGATTGCAAATATCTCGTGCAGGGAAGCCATCTCGGCGACAGGCTTTTCAAATACCTCGAGCGTAGCGGGTATAAAGTCGCCACTATGAAAAAGGAATTGTAACAATGGGAAGTGCAAAAAAAGCATTTAAAGCGGTCGTTTCAGCTCCGGTCAAAGTTGTGTCCGGAATTGCAAGCGGTAACATCAGCAAAGCCTTGAATGGTGCTGTTAATGCTGCGACTTTCGGGACAATGTCAATCAATGACAAATCCGGCGTTGTGGATATTTCGAAGACTGTCGGCGACATAACTGGCGCGAACGCTATGAAAGACGCTGCCGACGCTCAAATGGCTGAAGCGCAGTCTTTGATTGAAGAGCAAAAGAAGTCTCAAGAAAAAGCAACCGAGACAGCCAACGCGGCTCGCAGGGCATATCATGCCAACGACAGCCGAACAATTTACACAACCGCTCTCGGCGATGTTGCCGAAACAGCAGCGGCAAACAAGAGAAAAAGAACGCTTTTAGGGAGTTAATCAGATGGGAAGTTCATTGAAAAGAGTGTCCGGTCTTCTCGGTCTTAAAACCGGAAGCAAAAAAGCCTTGTTACTGCAACAGATCCAGCAACAACAGCAATACAATTCTCCGGAGGCAAAAGTCGCTCGCGGCGAAGGTCGTATGATTGACGGCAAATATCAAGCCTTCAGTGCCGGAGACAAAGCTCACTATGACGCAGCTGAAGCAAACAAAAACGCAGCTTATCAAGACATCTCTGAAGGATCTGCGCTCGGTCAATATTTCGGCAATAACTCATTGCTGGAGAGCATCCGCAAGAAAAAAGAGACTGTCAAGTCAACCTTGCTCGGCGGCAATCCTTCAAATCTGGGTGGTTAATCATGGCAGAAGAAGAGAAAACAGAACAGCAAAAGCTCGACGAAGAGCATATTCGTCTGGCTGAAGAGAACAGAAACGCCGAATATATCGACTTGAACGAGACAAACAGAAAGCTCCATGAGCAGCTCAAACAAGCCGAGATCGGCAAAAGGAAAATGGGAGGCGACTAACAATGGAATTGTCAGCTGAAAAAATAGTCAAAAACTATTCAAACCTCAAATCATCAAGAAGCGATTTTGACAGCTTATATCAGAGCTTGCACAATTACTTCTATGTTGAAGGCGCGAATATTACAGAAGAGAAAAGCAAAGGAAGCCAGCTTCACACGCTGCTCGATAGCACATCGCTTGACTGCGCCGATGTTTTAGCTGCCGGACTTGCGAACTATTTGACGCCGGAAAGCTCGAAGTGGCTATTTTTGCAGCACTCAAATCGAGAGATCCGCGATCTTCCGGAAGTCAAAAACTGGATGCAGGAAGCAACCGAAGAGGTCTTGTGGACATTGTCTCGCTCAAACTTTTATAATCAAATGCCGATCTTTTATAAAGCCTCCGGCGTTTACGGGACAGCTGCGCTCTTTACCGAAAAAGACAAGGATGACGGCGTCCGCTTCTATAACATACCGATCAAAAAGCTCTATTTGACGGAAGACGCAAGAGAGCGTCCGAATGAGTTTTATATTGAGTTTGAATATACTGCCGAGCAGGCTTTGAGCCGTTTCGGCGATCGTTGCAGCCAAGAGATCAAAGATTGCTATGCTGCCGGACGCAATGAGGACAAGAAATTCAAATTTATTTGCTATTTCGGCAAGCGTCTCGAATACGATCAAGACAAACGCGACAAGATGAATATGCCGATCCGCATGACGTGGGTTGACGAGCAGACAAAGAAAGTGATGCTCGAGGACGGCTTCTGGTCGATGCCTTGCGTGGCGCATCGTTTTTATAAACGCTCGCAGATTGTTTATGGATATTCTCCGGCGATGAAGGCTTTGCCTTACGCTCGCATGGCGAACACTATTTCGGACACAATGCTCCGCGCTGCCATGAAGCAATCAGATCCGGCGATCGCTTTGCCGGATGATGCTTTTCTCGGCACGCCGAACTTCAATCCGAGAGCGATCAACTACTATCAACGCGGCAAGCTCAATCCGAAAGACGAGATTTTCCCGATCGGCAATTTCGGCAATCCTCACATTGCCATTGAACATCTGGAATTCTTCAAAAATCAGATCAGAGACATCATGTTTTATAATACGTTTCAAGCCTTCAGTGAACTGACAAAACAAATGACAGTGCCCGAAGTGATGGAACGCGTCTCCGAAAAGATGACTTTACTCGGTCCCGCTGTCGGAAGATTTATGAATGATGTGCTTCAGCCGCTTATTGAGAAGGTTGTTTTCATCCTCTTTGAGGATAATCGCCTGCCGAGAATGCCGGACGCCATGCTCAACGATCCGGAATTTGAGGTCAAATTTGTCGGACGTCTCGTCCAGAGCCAGCGTCAATCGGAAGTCAACAACATTGTCAACGCCTTATCTATTGCCGGACAGGTTGCTCAATTCAATCCGGAAGCGATCGACAAGATCAATACGGATGAAACGATTGACGAAGTCTTCGACATCACTGGCGTCACGACACGCATCTTGAACAGCGATGACAAAGTCAAACAGATCAGAGAGCAGCGTGCTCAAGCAGCAGCTCAACAGCAGCAGCTCGCCGAAGCTCAAGCAGCAGCTCAAACCTATAAAACAGCAGCAGAAGGAGACAGAAATGCCAACGCAGCTCAATCTGAAGGATAAGAACACGATCGCAGATCTGCACACGCAGCTCAAGGATATTGAGAGCAAATATCCGCTCGTCATGCAGTTTCTTGAGTATTATTGCGGCTTTACTGCGCCGCTTAATATAAGCGATCCTTACGAGATTTCATATTCCGGCGGCAAACGGGATGTGATTTTAATGATTAAAACTTTAATGAGAGATGACATCTTGCCGGAGCAGATCTCGCAATTCTACGAAAGGAATTTATAAAATGACTGAAGAGATGACAACTGATCCCTCTGCGGGACAGCCTTCCGAAGGTCTTGGAGGCAACACATCACAAACTTTTGACTTTAGCTCCGCTCTTTCCAGCGAATACAAAGACAATCCGTCAATCACTAAATTCGGCGGCGACGTCAACAAGCTGTCAAAGAGTTATCTCGAGCTTCAGTCTCTTATGGGACAGGGACGCGTTGCTATTCCTAAAGATGAAAATGACGGCGTTGCATGGGGCTTGTATGATAAAGCCTTCGGCGTTCCGGACACGGCTGAAGCCTATGAGCTAACCGGAGAAGGAGCTGACTTGGCTGAATTCAAGACATTGATGAAGCAAAATCACATTCCGCAAGCAACCGCGCAAAAATTGCTTGATGCACACTTGCACGAATTTCAAGTCTATGAACAGCTCAAATCGCAGCAAGCCGATCAAGCAAAACAAACCGCCGAAGCCGATCTCAAAAAAGAGTGGGGCTTGAAATATACCGAGAACATGGAGAAAGCAAAGAACTTCCTCCAGAAAGTCTCCAGCGATAAAGATGAATTCGATTATTTTTGCAGCCTTATCGGCAACGATGCAAAATTTATAAAACTTTTATCACGCATGGGATCACAAATCTCGGAGGGCTCTCTCGGCGGCTTTGAAGGACAAGTTTCCGGATTTACGAAAACCCCTTCCGAAGCCAAAGCAGAGCTTGAAAAGATCTTGAATGATCCGAGTGACGCCTATTGGGCAGGAGCGCGAAACAAGCGCAACGATCCGAACTGGTGCAGACAGAACAACGCGCATTTTGTTTCTGAAACAGAAAGAAAGGCTCGCGTTGCTTATGTTCAATCACTTATGCAGATGCAGGGATAAGCCTTAAAAGCCCCCGATCAAAACAAAGCCCCCGAAAGGACAAGGCATAAAAACGAACCGTCGCAAGGATTTTTCCTCGCGATTTTTTTTAATTTAATTTGAAAGGAAACGAAAATGACTGACTCTACTCAGTTTGAAACTAGGGCACAGGCTTATTCTTCAATAATTTTGCCTTTAGCCCGTCAAGAGAAGTCAATGCTTTATGATCGCGTTTTCGTAAAGAATGACTTTACAGGAAAATCCTTCTATCAAGATCAAATCGGCAGCTGGAAAATGTCTGCAAAGACTGGCGTCAATGTTGACACTCCGGAAAACGATCCGAACTTGGGAAGAACTCGCATCGACATCGCTACTTACAACGATGCTCGTTTAATGGATCGCTCTTTGAAATTGCAAGAGTTATCTGATCCGATGTCTATGACTTCGGTCTGCATTCAATCCGCCGTCGGCATCAAAATCGACGAAGTGATTTATAATGCTTTGGGTGCTGTTGCTTATCGTGGCGAGACTGGCGCAACTGCTGTCTCTTTCCCAAGCGGACAGCAAATCGCAGCTGACTATGAAGCAGCAGGCACAAACACAGGTTTGACTGTTGCTAAATTGCGTCACGCTGCAAAGATGCTCGACGCTGCTGGCGTTCCTGCCGGAGACAGAACAATCGTCGCCGGAGCAACCGAAAAAGAGCAGCTCTTGGGCTCTACTCAAGCAACTTCTGCCGACTATAACAACGTTCGCGCTTTGGTTAGCGGCGATATTGATACCTTCTTGGGCTTCAAATTCGTATGGCTGCCGGATGGCATTGTTAAAGTCGCAAGCAATATTGCTTCTTGTTATGCTTTCCACAAGACTGGTTTGTGCTTCGGTATGTTAGAAGAGCTCTTCTTGCGCATCGATGAACGCAAAGACAAGTCTTATTCTAAACAAGTTTACTACGAGATCTCTTGTGGTGCTGGTCGTTTGGAAGAAAAGAAAGTCGTTGAAATCAAATGCGACGAAAGCGTCGTTGTTGCTTAATGAAAGGAGAAAGACATGACAACTGTTAATTCTACTACTTACGCAGCACAAGCCGGAGAAAAGATCGCTCTCTCTCAAGGTATTATGAACACCTCTTTGAAAGTGATCTCCGGCGACTATACCGCCGCAGCTGCCGCTTCTGGCACAATCATCAACCTCTGCAAATTGCCTGAAAACGCTGTTATTCATGACGTTGTTTTGGATACTGCTGCTTTAGGCACAAGCGTCACCTTAAAAGCCGGAGACAGCAATGACGACGACAGATATATCGCCGCTACTGCTGCCGCTACTGCTTCAACTTTAAGAGCTGGCGTCACTGGCAAAGGTTATCGTGTAGGCACTAACGCAGGCGACGATCTTTTGATCGCCACTGTCGGCGGTGCTGCTGCAACTGGCAAAATTCACTTTACAGTAATTTATGCCTAACCTAACGGAGGGAGGAGAGATCCTCCCTCTTCTTTTTCAATATAGAGGATTTTATCATGAGCAAAGTTTCAAATGCAAACAGAGCCCTTGCTTTGGTGGGCGCGAACAAAATCACAAATCTCTCCGACGAGACGGAAGAAGCAAAAGCAATAAACAATATGTATGAAGAGAGCTTGAGAAGCATCTTGTCCGAGTGCTGCTGGAATTTTGCTGCAAAAAGAGCAATGCTGAATATGCTGACAGTCTCTCCGGTATGGGGCGGCGGCAATTATTTTCAGCTTCCGGCAGATTGCATCCGGATCTTTGATGCAACCGCTGATTATGACATCGAAGGCGATCGCCTCCGCACAACCGACAAAGAGATCGGAATTTTATACACTTATCTTCAAGACGATGACAAACGCTGGCTTCCGGCTTTCCGTGATGCTTTTTGCTGCCGCTTGGCTTATGACGTTTGCTTCGATCTGACGAACTCATCATCAAAACAAAATGAACTTTTAGAACTCTATCACAGCCATTTATTGCCGATCGCGAAGTCCATGAACGCTCGCGACGGCTTGCAAAAATTCGCAAAAGATGACGCTTGGATCAAATCAATCTATCAAGACGGGAGGGAGTTATAATGTCAAGAGTTTCCCCGATATATCCTACTTTTGCGAGAGGCGAAGTCTCGCCTTTGATGTTCGGGCGCGTGGACATTGAGCCTTATGCTTCTTGCTTGGACAAATGTCGCAACTGCTGGGTGCGTCCGTTCGGCGTTGTTTCTCGCATTGCCGGATCTGAATTCATCACAAGCACAAAAGGAAACGGCAAAGCACGGCTTTTGAAATTCGTATTTTCCGCAACCGACAGCTATATCATTGAATGCGGCGCAGGATATTTCCGCTTTTTCTCAAATGGCGGTTATATCGTGGACGGCAACGGAGATCCTTATGAGATCGTCAATCCGTTCACTGAAGATCAACTCGCCTCAATTCAATATGTCCAGCTCGACGACGTCATCAAAATCACATACAAAGACGACG